CATGTGTCGCGGCGGCGGCAACGGCGCTGACGGCGTGGGCCAAAGTGCAAGTCGCGGGCATGGCATTTGGGTATGATGTGCCCCGTGATTTGGGAGCCGTGGGGAATAGTCGCCCGGATTTGGCGCACGCCTTGACCCGCGATATGTTTGACGGGCCGGTATCATTGCGCGTTGAGCCAGAAACGTTGATGCCAATGCCCCGCGTCTATCGCCAGTTTTTGCTGGATTCGTGGCTGGAAAAAGGCGTTATCACGCAACAACAGTATTTGCGGCGTCAACCCACGGCGATGGTGTCCGACATGGACACGCCGGACGAAGACCAAGCCGCCCGTGCCAAGCGCATTTGCGAGGCGCTCCGGTTGCAACAAGAGCCGCCAGAAATGCGTTGGCAGGATAACGAGTCGATTCACCAAGATGTACTGGAACGGGAAATCATTCTGCGGGACGACCTCGACCCGCTGGTGATACAAGCCGCCCAGATGCGCTGGGGGCAGTTGGCCCAGCAAGCGCAAATGAAACAAGGGGGGATGCCCCCGCAAGGTGGGCTATCGCCCATGCCCGAAGGGAACGGCGGGCCAAGTCCGTTCCAACCCTCCCCACAAACACAACCGTTAGCGACGGCCAATCCGTCTGTTGGTGGCGCTCCTCCCCAGATGGTTCCTACGGGGATTGGGCAACCGCCGCAGATGGGGTAACCGCGCCACATCTGTTGTGCTTCAGTCATGGAGACTGTGATGACCGCACCAACGATTTCCAGCCCCACCCCGACCGCTGATGTCAACGATGTGTTGGCGTCGATTGCCGGGGACAGCATCAAGCAGACGATGGATGAACAGGCGACTGCGCCCAACACGCCCCGCGACGAGCGAGGGAAGTTTGCGCCACGGAACCCTGACAAACCCGCGTCTGAACCGGTCGCACCTGCATATGCAAAAGATGCGCCCGCTGATGCGGCGGCAGAAACCGAACCCGCGCCCGTCGTCCTGCCGGAAGGCATGGTCGCCGTGCCGACGATTGCCCGCGAACTTGCCACGACGTTTACCGTGGCCGATGCCGAGGGCGCTATCGAACCGCCAGATTTGACCATCGAGTTTACCGCGAACGGCAAGAACCGCCGCGAACCGCTCGATAAGGTCGTCAAGTTGGCGCAATGGGGGGTGTATAATCACGAAAAACAGCAACAAGCCGAAGCCGCGCTCGCGGAGGCCCAGCAACTTCGCACGCAAATGGCACAATACGACGCCGCTGTCCGGCAGTTGCAGGCAGAGCGCCAGCATCTGTTGTCCAACGACGATGCGTACTTGAACGCCCGTGCGTTGTATGAACAACAAAACACGCCCGAAGCCCGTCTGCAACAGGAGCGTCAGCAAGTGCAGATGGAACGGGCGCAGATGGATTTCCAGCAAGCTCAACACGCGGGAACTGCGTTCCTTGACACCAAGGTCGAACCCGCGCTGGAACTGATTGCCAGCGCGTTGCCGTCCGTCAGCAAGGAAGAACTCGCCGCTCGGGTATTGCTGGTTGCCAATCCGTTTACCGTGCAAACGCCGTTTGGCGCGATTATCCACCCGGATGCTCATGCGCGGATTGCGGAAGCGATTCGAGATGAAGTCGTGCCGTGGGCACAACAAGTGCATGATGCGCGGCACGCGCAACAAAACGAACGATTGACGGAAACGGAGAAGCGCACCGCATCGCTCCAAGTTGAAGCGCAACGCGCCAAGAATCTGGCGGCAAAGTCGATAAAGCCGACGGGCAATGCGGGTACAGTTGGGAAGTCTAAGCGCCCCATTCGGAATGTGGATGATGCCATGAATGATGTGTTGGCATCTGCCCTTGAATCGGTGGGGATTCGATAACTCTTTTTCTTGACGGTAAAACACCATGCCAGCACCTACTGTTATCTCTGATGCCGACCTGAGTGGTCTGCTGAAGAACCTGTACAACAACTACCGCGAGAAGGCGCAGAACCTTGTGACGCCGTTCTTCGCGCAACTCCAGAAGGCCAAGGCCGGCGGCCCCCGCAATCTGCGGTGGGGCGGCAACGGCGCGTATTGGGATGTCGTCACCGGTCGTCCGGCGGGCGGCACCGTGTCGTCCAGCGGATATTTCCCGCCCGATACGTTCGCGCAGGAAAAGCAGGCCAACACGGGCGTTGCCCGTGCGTATGTGACCCGTCAGATTGACGGGCTGGCGTTCCTTGGCACGCAGTCGAAGGACGCGGCGTTTGCGACCATTGCGGAAAAGACCTTGCAGGAAATCCGTGAAGCGTCGGCCTTGCTGATGGAAGGCGCACTCAACGGCGCGGGGCAGGGGATTCTGGCTACGGTCGGCACCGTCACCGATACCGTGACCATTATTGTGGCGAACCCGTACGGCGTGACCGGCGCGGGGCAGGGGTCGCTCCTGCTGTCGCCGGGCGACTATATCGCCGTTCGTAACTCGACGGGCGGCACGCTTCGCGGCAAGGCGTCCATTTCGTCCATCGCGGTGTCGGGCACCAACTCGACCCTGACGCTTTCGGCGTCGGTGGGCGGCATGGTTGCGGCGGACATTGTGGTCAAGGCCACGACCAGCGACGATGCGTTCACGGCGACGGCGGGCGTGAACCAAATCAACGGCCTTATCAACATCACCAACCGTGGCAACAGCTACGGCACCCTGCACGGCCTTGCGGCGTCCACCTACCCGATTTGGGATTCGGTGCGCCTTGTGGCGGGCACGGATACGCCGGATGCCAGCCAGCCGACCGAATCGGATGTCTGGACGCTGATGCAACGGGTGAAGGGGCTGTCGGGCAAAGACCCGTTCACGCGCCCGCAGGAGTTCCTCCTGATGGCGACGCCGGGTATGGCGAAGGCGCTCATGGAGTCCATGATTGCCCAGCGCCGGTTCGAGGCCCGTGATGCGGCGGTCGAACTGAAGGGCGGCTACAAGGCCGTCAGCATCTGCGGCATCCCGATGTTTGAGAACTACTACTGCCCTGCCGGGACGATTTATCTCGTCCATCTGCCGTCGATGGCGTGGGTGGATGCGAAGGATTGGGGCTTCGTGGAGTTTGAGGGCGCTGGCCCGTGGCGCTGGATTCAAGGGCGTGATGCGTTCGAGACGACTTACGGCTACTATGGCAATCTGGCGTCGCTGGTGCGTAACGCCCACGGTTCCATTACGTCGTACACGAACGACACCACGTTCTACACTCACGTCATCTAACCGTGATGCTTGCGGAGTCGGGGGCATATGGCCCCCGGCTCTTGCGGCATTGCAGAGGTTTTTCCATGAGTGCCTTTCAGTTTTTCAAGCCCAAGCCGGGAGCATTTGGCCGGTCGTTTACCGTTGAGTCGGTGTCGGTGGGAACGGGCGGAACGTCCGTGGCAAACACGGCCACCACGTCGGTGATTTTGCCGACGCCCGGACGCAAGTGTCAGTTGGTAGGATTGAGCATCAATGCGCTGGTTGCCGCCGCGTCAACGGGAACGGTGACGGCGCAAGTGTTCAAGCGCAACAACGTTCCGGCATCTCCGGCTGATGTGACGTTGACGGCCACCAAGTCGCTGAAGTCGGACGTTGTGACAACGTTGCAAAAGTCGTATGCAATGGCGATTACGGGCGCTGATGCCGATTGCATCATTCAAGCGTCCGATATGCTTCGCGTTGACGTTGTGGCATCCAACACTATCACTACGCAACCGACCGTAAGCATTACGGCGGTGTATGCGGTGATGGAGTAACATGGGACTCGTGCTAAATCAGCACGGCACCCCGGAGCCGCCCAGCGATTTGCTGGCGCGGCTTCGGCGTGTCCATCCGGCCCTGTCGCTTCGGTGGTCGCAAATGCCGGGGCGTCCGTGGGCGCTGACATGGGAATGGCCGGATACAGATGCGCGATGGGAACGCGTGCGGCAAAGCGAAATCCCTCCGGCGTCTGCGTTTGACATCATTGGATATTTGCCCGCCGATTGCCCGCTTGACCAAGCGGGAGGATATGTGGAAGCATCATTGCGAAGCTATCCGCGAGAAGAAATCCAACGCGCTTATCAACGGATGCAACGTTGGAATGAAGTAGATGTGCCAACGGCACAAGTGCAAGATGTGTTGACTGACACGATGGATGCGGTCGCCGCTGAACGTCGTAAACCCCGTCGCACACGGGTCATTCCTTCTGCGAGTTAGTTCATGTCTTATACCGTCAGCCAACTGATTGCCAATACGCGAGAAATGATGGACGCGGCCAACTCGTCCCGATGGACGGATGCGTTTATTACGACCGTGCTGGGGATTGTGCATAGTCGTGAATACTCCAGCATTTTGGGCGCGAATCCATATTATCGGTTTGCCCAGCGGTCAGTCACGACCGCCGCTGACGGAACAATACCGTACACCAGCTTGAATAGCGGAAGCGGGGACACGGCGCAGACGTTGTACCGGATTTTGGGCATTATGGACGGGTTTACCGTGTATCGGCAGACCGAGTTTCGGTCGGTGCCGCTGGCAACCCAGACCAACTATGACAGCCCGTATCAACGCTTGTGGTATGACGCCGGAGCCAATCTCCAGATTTTGCCGGTCACCAATGGGCTGACGCTGACCATCACGGTCAACTATACCCCACCGCGCCCTGACCAACTGAGTTCGTCCAGCGTGGTCGTGGATTTCCCCGATGGGCACGAAGTCATCCTGTGGCTGGAAGCCGCCGCCATGTTGCTGGAAAAAGGCGGGGCAGAGTCCGATGCCGCCGACCGGATGCGGACAATGGCGAATCTGGAACGCCAGCAGATGTACCAAGACATTACCCGTCGGGCGGCTCGCCCTACGTTCTTTGGATACCCTGACCTCGCCGCTGAATGGGGCGGCATGGGGATGTGGTAATGGCGCGACGACCTTCCCAAGACACCCAGCAAGGGTTTGCTGGTGGATTGAATAGCACCTCAGACCCGAGTGCCGTTGCCCCCAATCAAATGGTGCGGTCTGACAATGTGCGTTTGGCTGATTATGGTGCCGCCACCAAGCGTGGGGGCACTCAGCGTATTCATACCAGCACACTGGGCGCACATAGCGTCAAAAGCGGGTATGCGTGGCGCAAAGATACGGCAACGGTATATGGGCTGGTGCAGTTCAATGGGGCCATGTATTCGTTTACATGGGGCACGTTTCCGCGCACGTTGACCAATATCGGCATCGTCAATGACGTGGCGGTCAGTTGCGCGGCGTTCCGCGACGGGTCTGCCAATGTCGTGTATATGGCGCACGGTGGCGCCCTCAAAAAATGGGATAGCACCACGTTTAGCAGTGTGGCCGCCGCTGTTCAGCCCACCGGGGTCGCCGTGTATCACGAACGGTTGTGGGGCTGGGGGGTGTCAGGGTCGCTGGATTCCATCTTTTATTCGGCGCTTGACAACGGCGACACCCTTGGCGTTGGCGCATCTGGGGGCGGGCAAATCATTGTCCGCACCTTCGGGCAACGAAATATCGTGGCGTGCGCGGCGGTCAATACGTCATTGCTGATTTTCCATAATCGCGGCATTTCGCGCTTGACGGGATACGGACAGAATGACACCACGGTTATGCCCGAAGCCGTCACCGCAGACGTGGGATGCGTCGGGCAACAAGCCGTGTGCGTGTACGACAACATCGCTTATTTCGTGTCAGAGCGTGGGTTGTATCAAGCCAACGAAAACACGGTGCAACCGCTGGCAACGCCGGAGCGTCCTGACCCGGTAGTCGGCTATTTGCAAAACCTGTCGTCGGCCAACCTTGCCGCCGTGGTGTGCGCGTTCAATCGCCGCACCCGCGAAGTGTGGGTTGCTTTGCCGGGGATTGGCGTGTTCATCTATCACACCGTTATCAAGGCGTGGAGTGGCCCGTTCCAAGACGGGTACATCAGCCCGGATACTACGGCGTTGTTTGAGATGGTCGATACCAGCAACCAGCCGATTTTCTGCCGGGGCGACGAATCGGGATGGGTCAGCCAGTGCGAACCGGGCGGCATTTATTTGGATAATGTCGCGGCGGCGGGCACGGGCGGCACGGTGTATAACGCCGTCATTCAATGCCACCGGATGTATTGCGGCGACCCCACGACCGCCAATGCGTTCATTTGGGCCAAGATTCTTGCCGCGCTTGGGGGGTCAAATAGCGCGTCGTTGTCGTGGAATACGTTGACCGATGCCGGAACCTCGCAGATTACGACGGGCGTTACCGGGTTGGCATGGGGGTCATCAACGTCAACGTGGGGCGCAGGAACGTGGGGCGTTGGCGGGCAATCGCCGTATTATGTGCGATTGTCTGGCGCTGGCCCCTTTGTGGACATTACGATTACCGATTCTGGACAAGCGGGCGCTATTTATGCGTCCGTGGAAGTCACCGCCAAGATTTATGGGAGACGCTAATGGGAACGGTTAGCAATCATCAACTCAGTACGTTTACAACGCCGGTCAACGGCACGTCGCCCATTGACGCCAACCAAGTCAAAGGCAACGACAACTCCATCAAAACGGCGTACAACGCGCACGACGCCGATACGACTATCCATTTGCAAAGCGGTGCTGTTGCAACGCGCCCTGCCGCCAGTACTGCGGGGCAAACGTGGTTGGCAACGGATAGTAGTGCCGTGTATTTGTGGCTGGACAATGGTTCAACGTGGGTTGAAGCCAACTATTTGCGGAATACGGGCGGAAGTGTCACGGGCGCCGTCACGATTTCCGATGTTACGCAAAGCACCAGCACGACAACGGGCGCATTGATTGTCAGTGGTGGCGTTGGCGTTGCTAAAAACGTCAACGTTGGCGGAACGTTGGGCGTGACCGGTGTTGCAACGCTTACGGCGCAACCTATTCTTTCGTCGCTGACGGCATCCCAAGCCGTATTTAGCGATGGCTCAAAAGGGCTGGTATCCAATCCGATTACCGGAACTGGGAATGTTGTAATGTCGGCCAGCCCAACGTTGACGGGCACGATTGGCGCGGCATCTATGACGTTGACTGGCACGCTTGGCGTGACTGGCGTTGCCACGTTTACGGCGCAACCAATCGTGTCCTCGCTGACCGCATCGTCGGCGGTGGCGACGGACGCCAGCAAGGGGTTGGTCAGTGTTGCCAATACCGGGTCGGGCAACAACGTGCTGGCAACGGCCCCGACGCTGACCACGGTGACGGTATCGTCGGGTGGCATCAATGTGACGGGCAATAGCACGATTACCGGCACGTTGGGCGGATTGACGACCGTGACGGCGACCACGTTTGCAGGGGCGTTGACGGGCAACGCCGATACCGCGACCAAGCTGGCAACAGCGCGTACCATCAACGGGGTCAGCTTTGACGGAAGCGCCAACATTACCGTGACGGCGGCGGCTGGCACCCTGACGGGCACGACGTTGAATAGCACCGTGGTCTCCTCCTCGCTGACGAGCATCGGCACGCTGGCCTCGGGCGCGGTACCCGCGTCCCTTGTCACGGCAGGCACGTTTGGCGCGGGGGCGTACACGTTCCCGAGTACGCTCGGCGTGACGGGAGTACTTAGTGGCGCTGGCACGAATACTTGGG